GAAATAACCACCCTCGCCGCGGATATCGACTTCATCTGCAAGTCGGACGGCATTTTTAATAGTGGTGCCCGGTGGAATTCGATAGACGGCATGCACGCCTTTGCCTGTGAGGGAATACACGCCGGTTTTTGGTAAATGCTCGTTCATCCAGGCGATTCCCTTGGGGCCATCGGCGTCAACGATAAATATGCCGCTTATTCGGCCGCAAACTATGGCGACGTTGGCCTCAGGCCACATTTTCCACCATTCCTCGACTTCCTCCGTTGTCGGTGGCCGCTTTTGAAACTCCTTCCAGCTGGAGATATACGGCCGCTTGTTGGATCTTTTGACGGGAATGATAGAGAAGGCCATGTCGAGATATTCAAGCGCCGAATCGATCAATGGAAACCCTCTCTTTTTTCGCTGGATGTTTTTCGAACATATCGTTCCAATCGGGACAGGAAATACCCCATGTTTTTATCTCATACGGATGGTCCGGATGAGCGCACCAGGGTTGGGTGGTGCCTCTCGGAAACAGGCAATAATGGCAGGTACCGCATACATAATTCTCCATGATTGTTTCCTCCGGATACCAGCAAATAGGGCGATGATCGCACCATAGACAGTGAAAAGAATCTACGGCGTACGGTTTAGGTGGTGGGTCGTTGGCAGATATAATTTTACGAGCCCGAGTGACAAGCTGGTTGGCGGCTGTTGGTTGATAGTAGAAGCGTTCGGCGTACCACTCGCTGTTGTCCTTGCAGGTGAAAGTGTAAGTTGCGCGATCGATGCCGCTGTAATGCATCATCATCTGCGCTTGGCAGTAGTATTGCGGATAAATTTTTTGTACACCAAATTGCCTGACTGCTTCGAATTTTTTCTTATTGCAAGACTTGCCGTCCCAGATATGCTGCCGTCGTGTCACACCATGTATAATGCCGTCCTGATGGCCGCGAAAAAGGCCATTGAGATCGCTGTGGCGGCCTTGTCGGTCGGTGATCCGATACCCGGCCTGCTCGAGCCAAAAGATCTGCATCTGCTCGACGTAATCGCCTACATTGAACAGCTGGAGCATGCGTCCGTCGTTCGGTTTTCGCGGTGCGCCGCGGAAGGTGTACCAAAGAGCACGATCACACGGTGAACCGATCTGGCTCATTCCTAAGTAGTGGCCGCGCTGTGTCTGGTGGGTAACAGAAATAGTAAATTCCCCTTTGAAACGGGCAGCGGCCTCGTACACCTCGTTTATAAGGCGCTGGGCAGAACGGTCTTCGATTTTTTGGGAAAGTTTAGCCATTGATACTGACCTTTTCAGTTGACCGCATTACCTGCCAGCGATGCACATTTAACCATTTGTCCTTTTCGATCACCTCTATGTGATCAGGCAGGCTCATTAAAAGCTCCCCCTGTCGTGACATAGCTTCTTCGACACTTTCCGGAGGTTCGGTGCCTACCAGAGTATTCCACAGCCGGCGTGCTTTACCGCGGGACCAGTCCGAGGCGTTGCCTTCGAAATCAAAAAACTCGTTGACGAACTCGCGCACAAAGCTGCCGTTGATGTTGCAGACGAGTCGCAGTTTCAGCATCCGGTTTCCTTTTCTACTGATAAAGTTCTCTAAAAAGGCATCGATGATCTTAACAACTCGCGGCTCCGGGGCTGGAGGCCGTTCCCAATTGACATCTGCCATGGTGGGCTTGCCATTCTGTGCTACCGGCGGCAAAACAAATTCATGACCGCATGACGGGCAAATCTTTGTCCCCACAGCCACGAGTTCGAAGCACCTTGGGCAGCTTTTCCAGACAGGACCGGATGTCAATCCGGTTGTCTTTGGGATCTCGACAACGGGGCTGGCCGGATCGCCATGCACGGTGCAGTTATCGGATAAATCTAAAATCAACACGTCCGTCTTGTCGGGATGGGGCCGCAATCCTCGCCCCACCATCTGGCAATACAGGGCCGGGGATTTAGTCGGGCGGCACATGAGGATGCAATCGACCGCCGGCGAGTCCCAGCCTTCGGTGAGGACTCCAACGTTCGCCAGCACCCGGATACGGCCTTTCTCGAAGTCTCTTAAGATCATGTCCCGCTGCGGCAGCGGCATTTGAGAATGGACGCTGGCGGATAAAATATTGGCGGCAGAGAAGGTTTTTTTGATGTTCTCGGCGTGCTCGATGGTGACGCAAAAAACAACGATTCGCTTGCGGTCCTGAGCGTATTTTTGAACTGCATGAACGGCAGATCCGACATGCTCTTGGCGGCTCATCAAACTGCCAAGCTCACCGAGGTTGTAATCGCCGGAAACAGACACGGTTTTCAGGTCCGGTTTCATCGACACGGTTTTTTTCGCCCGGTATTCCGTCAGGTAGCCGAGGCCTTGCAGTCTCCTGATGCCAATGTTGTAATGCAATGATTCGAAAAGGTTCTTTGACCCGTTCCGGAACTGGCTCCCGTAAATGTACCCGTGCCCCAAACGAAACGGCGTTGCCGTGCAGCCCAGTATCCGTAGTTTGGGGTTGTACTTTTTCATAATCTTCAGCCACGCTTGATATTGAGACTTTTTGTTCATCGGCGGGATGCGGTGGGCTTCGTCGATAATCACCAGATCGAACGGCGCGGTTTCCTTGGTGCGTCGTATCATGGTTTGCACGGACCCGATAACCACCGGCTTGTCAACATCGACCACTTCCCCGGTTGATGCGCAGGCCAGCCCCACCGGAGCTTCGGGCCATACTTTTAAAAGCTTGTTCTTCGCCTGTGTGATAAGCTCTCGCCGGTGCGCCAGTACACCGATTCGGATTCTGGGCCATCGCGTCAAAAGCCATTCGATCAGGGCGCAGAAAATAACGGTTTTCCCCGCTCCAGTCGCTGCCTGGAGCAAAATGTTTTCGTCAACAGGAATGGCGCTGACAATCGCGTCCAGCGCCTCCTGCTGATAGTCTCTCAGGACAAAATCCATCGATCATTCCCATGGCATTTTGGGTTTTTCGGTTTGTCCTTTTGCTTGTTGAGTTCGTGCGGCGACCGCTGCCGGCGGAAGCTCCGGCGAGGCGGAAACGGTGTTGTCGTTAAGGGATTTAAACCCGCCGATTTTATTCTTGGGTCCGTACTGGCCGGATTCATCGATTTCTATTTTTAGCTTAACCGCACATTTCATTCCGTGCAGTTCTTCGGTGTCGGCCAGGTAGTTGGGGTTCTTGTGACCGCAGCACTTCGCCATGGTTTTAAGTCGTTGCATTGATACCTCGTTTCCAAGGCTCATCACATCCCATATGCGGTTGGGATGGCCCACGATGCCGAAAGTCCAGTTGATATAACTACCCTTCGGGCCTTGCTTGATTTCGGAGTCAAGCACAACGGCTTCGTACCAACCGGGGGGCAAGGGTTCAAAGTTTTTTTGGGTGTCGTAGTTTGAAAGATCCGCGTTTACTCGTGCCATGTTATTCACCTCCGTTTAAGATCTTGCGTTTGATGTAAAGCAAGTTGGGCCGCTCGATGGTGTTGAGCTTGCCCGAGCGATCCTTTGCTGGATACTCGTTGAGCGGTTGAGTGTACAATACCCTTTGTTGGTTGCCTTCTTCGTCCTGATGGAGTGTTAGGTAAAAAACTTCGTCGAAATAGCTTGTCAGTTTTTCTTTAAGCCCCCTGCCGACGACATCCGGCGCCGGGTAGCGCCTGTTGTTCTCGTCTTTTTCGACGCTCTCGAGACAAGTAATAACTACCGAATAGTCTTTCATATCCCGGAATCCTTTGATCGCGAGCTGGATGGTTACAAAGTAGTCATCCCACCTGGCAAAGGTCTTTGCTCGATCTGGATATTTCTCACGCATGGCCTGATCGCAGCGGGCCGAGATCTCTGTCAGGCTGTCGATAAATACCCAGCTGTATCGGGACTTCATCTCGGAGGTGGCCGACAGGAGCTGATAGGCCTCTTTGAACTCCTGCTGGCTTCCGATCTCGTAGCCCTCGACCAGGCCCTGCTTGACAAGGTCTCGGACCGCCAGAAGGCCGCTCTCGGCCGAGAGGACGCAGACTTTTTCCTCCGGCGGATCCTCGACCTGCGTCCATTTGCCATTGCGAAAATCCTGACCGAGCATGGTCCGGAGCAGGGAAGTCTTACCGAGGCCAGATTTGCCGATTACTAGTGCACAAATGCGATCTGCGGAGTCTTCTTTTATTGGTTTGAGCAATTTTTCTCCCTTCCCATTTGTTGTTGGTAAACAGTTTCTTCCTTCACAACGTGGTGTCCTCGTCCGAGTTGAATATTTTGTATTCTATATCGGTGACACGACGATCTATAATAATCAATGTGTCAGCTATTTTATCAAATGATTTCTGATATTTAGAATTCATTTCAGTAAGACGATGTAAAAAATCCTTGTTTAACCCAACCACTCCAGAGATTAGGTTCACCAGTTGAACCTCAAAGTCGTCAGACACTGACGTCGGATCCATTCCAAATAATTTGTTAATATCTTTAAAACCTTTCGACTCTTTTTCCATTGTTGTTTTCTCCTCTTTGTGTTTAATTTTAGGGAAATTTGACTATATCGTTATCGCTCTTACCCGGCGAATCCGCCTTCGATACCACCCTATTTTATCAGTCTACTTTTCAGACCTTGGCTTCAGGATCGATTCGATTTTTCAATAGATATTCATGAATGTCATTCAACAGGTACCGAACGGAACGGCCAATTTTGACGTAGGGACAACCCCTTGCCAAATATCTATCGTTTCTCAAGGTTTGGACACATCTGTTCATGATTTGACCAGCCTGATGTTCGTCAACTACTTGGAGGAGGTTTATGTTTTTCATGGTATTTCCCTTTTTTTCGTTTAAGCTTTGGCTTTTTACCTGCCTTCGCTTATAAATAGGGAAATACCTAAATGGCGGGATATTTTTAAATGGATTAGATTGTAAGCTATTGGATAGATTTGATAAAAAAATAGGAAGGTTTAAGAAAGAAAAATAAAAATTTCTATTTTTCCTTTATTATTCCGGTTTCATCGCTGAAAAATAATTTGGTTCTATAGCCTTTTTCGGATTTATAGTGACCACTGTAGATAGAGTCTCTGATTCCGAACAAATTCTGCAAGTGTTTGTTTAACCGCTTTGCAGCGTCAGGCAAGGCTGGATCATATTCCTTGCTCTTGGACGATATTGATCCTTGGTATTCGGCAAAAGTTTTTAACAGCGTCCATAGCATCGTTGGCTTGGTTTTCGATCTACCATCTAACAGTCCTATTTCTTGATATGAATAACGTTTTCTCCCGATAGGAGTTTTGATTCTTACAACTTCATTGTTCACTAAAGTTATTTTAACTTGCTCCCATTTCGTCCCAGGTGGGCACGGGAAGGCCTCGGCGGAATTATTTGTTTCCTGTTTCTCGCTGCTTGACGTACTCGAATTCATGTTTTGGTACAGAACAAAAGGTGGGGTTTTATTATCCACATTCAGCGGCAAGGCCTCGTTTTGTGACAGTGGAATAAATATCCATTCATTCAAATAATTGTCTCCAGGAAAAGACCCTCTCCGGTATACCTTTTTAAAATCGGTGCCAACCAAGGCTGCATATCGTTTGGGCCATATCGTATCTAAATACTGTGTTCTGGCAACAAACTGTTTATATGGCGGACTTTGCACGCCGTCAGTTACTTCCTCGAAAAGGTTCTCCTTCTGCTCCAGGGTCCAAAATACGATTGCGTAGATGGTTTTGACTTCCCCAGAGTATGCTGCAAATTTTAGAGGTTTAGAATAGCGACGAAGTTCGATTCTGTCGATATTTATCTCCTTGAAATGGTCAACCCATTCCTTTGCAAGCGTTCTAAGTAAATCGATATCAAGATCTTTAAAAAAACTATAAGAAGACATGATATGCTCTCCGTTCGATATATTCTCCCATGGGATGAACGGGATAGGGCACTCGGAACTGACTTTCCAGCACGCCTACGCAATCTTTTCGAGAGGCATTTTATTTTTGATCGTACAGGTTGGCCACCTTGTTTCCATTATCAACATCACCTGTGTTAGCAGTCTCAATGATTTCCGCAGCGACCTCCGATGCACGTTTTAGAGTCTGATCCCTTAAATGGGCGTATCTCATCGTCATGCGGCTGTCTTTGTGGGTTAAAAGCCTTTGGAGGGTATACAAATCAACTTGCCCCGAGCTGGCCAGCATCGAAGCGTAGGCATGTCTGAGTCCGTGAAGTGGTCTGAAATCGTCGGGCAGCCCTGCGGCCTTTTTTATTTTGTTGACACCTGCCTGTGCGCTCGCGCGCTGATTACCGCCTTGGCCGGGAAATACGAAAGGGCTCTGAAAAGTTTTGCGTTTGGCACCTTTAGATCTGAATAGTGGCCTTGGATGATCTCTTAAAACCTTTTCGGCGGCGTTATTTAAGGGTATCTTTTGGTCAGGACCACCCTTGGGGTCCACAAGGGTAATAAATCCGCGCTCAAAATCGATATGGTCCCACTTCAACTTGAACATTTCGCCCCTGCGCATACCGCTGTAAAGCGCAAGCAGCATCATATTTTTGATATGAACGTTTGAATCTTCGTCAATGGCCTTTAAAAGTGCCTTTAACTGCGATGCGGTCAAATCCTCGGTTCGCAAGTTGTTTACCGTCGGCTTTGAAATATGAAAGGTGATACCTGGGCAGAGATTTTTTTTGACCCCAAAATTTATGATCCAGGTCAGCAGATTCAAAACATGCTTAACGGTCTGGGCAGAAAGGTTTTTTAGAAGGTTGATCCTTAGGCGGTCTACATCTAACGGAGCC